ACCAGGTGCGCATCGGCATAAATGTTCGCGATGAAAACAACGCCGACTGTTGCCACGCTCGATGCGATTTTGAATGCCATAGGATGGCGCTGATAAATCTGGGTGGCTTTGAACGTGATGATGAACATGGCCAGGGAAGACGTCGAGATAACTAGCATCACGGCCCCCGTGACCCACTTTGATACAGCGCCTCCCGCCGCCACGAAGCCGAATAGCAGAATCAGAAGAGCGATGCCTAGGACAACCAACGCGGCAAAGTAATTTTCAGCACCAAGCTGCCTGCATTTGCTCGTCATCCGGCCTTTGGGAGACAGAGTTATCAACCCGTGTTCGAGCGCAGCACTGCTTGCAACTGCAGCACAGACTGGCAGCACAACGTAGAGCAGGAAAACGATGTAGAGGGAAGTCATGGAAGTCCTTATCGAGGTGCAGCGAGTCCCTGGTGCTGTAGCCCGGGTTAAAGCGCTGATTGCTGTAGAACCCTAGCTGCCTTCCGGCACCGCCCCGAACATACGTCATCGTCACGTCAGACGATTGTGACGTTATCGTTGTCGTCTCGGCTTGCAGCAGTACTGCGGCTGGTTTTTTGCGCGACTGGGTGTTGATACCCAATTGACTCGGGCCGGGGAGCTTAGGCGTGGGAAATGGGAGGGGAAGATAGCCTGATCGGCTTCCCTGCTCGCCTTGTTGCGTCGCTTGTTACCTGGGAAGCAGAAAAACAAAAGGCCTGCATCGCTGCAGGCCTTCGTTTTGTATGGTGCCGGCACCAGGAGTCGAACCCGGGACCTACTGATTACAAGTCCAGGATGAAAGCCAGCAGGCAATGGGAAAACCACCCAAGGCCCTGATTTTTTTGGACATTAACGGTTATTGAGCACGCATAACGATTGGCGGTGTGGACGTTATGTGGACACTCTGAAGCGTGTCACCTTGCACAGCGCTTCAATTCCTTTCACACCGTGAAAAACCTACCATCCCCGCAAGCCCCGCGCCGCAGCTGGCCTGCAGCACCTCTTTCATCACCACCGTGATTTGCACAATTTTCTGATGCAAAGCCCGCCGGCGGGAGGGGGATAAGTCCGTTTTCAGGTCGATTTTTTTCCTGGCAGCGATTTTTCAGCGGCATGGGATCTTTGGCAGGTCGGCGAGCCTGGTCGTGTAGTTAGGGCTGAGAAACTGCTGCTTCATCTTCCAGTTGGGGTCGACGGGCACTGCGCCGGGGTGGATGGTGCTGCGCCCCCACCTCGAATTGATGCTGTCGAGCACCTGCATGACCCGCTCAGACGACTGGGGCTGTTGCTCGGTGAAAAGGTCTAGGGTGTGCTCGGTACGAGCGCACAGGTCGAGCAATAGCACCTCGGCTTTGCTGTAGGCGAAGCCGGGCCGATACGCGGCCTCCAGGGCACGCATTGCAGCGTTGATCAGCAGCCTGGTGTCGTCGGTGGGGTAAGGCAGTTTCATGCCCACACCATTGGCGAATTTGGCCTCGTTCGGGTTGAACATGCCGGTGCGGATGCTCACTCGCAGCTGTGCACAAACCGAACCCTGTGCCCTGAGCTTTTCTGCCGCCCTGGTGGTGTAGGTGGCCACCGCTTCGCGGATCGCGGCCAGTTGCTCGAGGCGGATGCCGAACATTCGGCTACAGCAGATCTCTTGCCGCGGGGGTGCAGCGTCCTCGAGCTCCATGCAGGGGATGCCGTTCAGCTCGCGGGCCGTGCGCTCGAGCACAACGCTAAATTTCTTGCGTAGGCTCCAGGCATCGGCCTGAGCAAGATCCCACGCGGTGACAATGCCCAGCGGTTCCAGCTTGGCCTGCAGGCGCTTGCCGACGCCCCACACCTTGCCCACTTTGGTGACCTTCAGCACCTTGGCCAGGCGCTCAGGGTCGGACAGATCCACCACCCCGCCAGTCTGCGCCCGCCAGCGCTTGGCCGAGTGGTTGGCCAGCTTTGCGATGGTTTTCGTCGGTCCGATGCCTACGCCGGTGGGTATGCCGGTGCACTGCAGTACCTGGGCACGGATCTCCTTGCCTAGCCTCTCAAGCGAGGTGGTTATGCCGGTCAGCTCGGCAAACGATTCGTCGATGCTGTAGACCTCGGCGCTCGGCACCAGGCTTTCGATAACGGTCATTACCCGCTGGCTCATGTCCCCATACAAGGCGTAGTTCGAGCTGAAGGCCACGATGCCGTGCCGGCGCAGCAGGTGCCTCACTTTGTGGAAGGGGTCGCCCATCTCGATGTGCAGTTTGGCCTCGGCCGAGCGGGCGATGACGCACCCGTCGTTGTTGCTGAGTACGACGACGGGCGTTCTGATCAGGTCAGGCCTGAACACTCGATGGCAGTTCGCATAAAACGAGTCTGCGTCTATCAGGGCGAAGCGACGCTCAGGCATGGGAATAGTGCCTGCGGATGCTATAGGTAACGACGCCCCAGATCCGCAGCTCGTCGCCTTCCATCACGTAACGCGGCGGGTAGTCGGGGTTCTCCGATGTGAGAACCAGGTTGTCGCCGTCCTTGTCCAGGCGCTTCACGAACTGCTCGCCGTTGATGCAAGCAATGACGACGAAACCGCGCTTAGCTTCCTTGGCCTTGTTCACCACCATCAGGTCACCGTCGAAGATGCCGGCGCCGGTCATGCTGTGGCCCAGGGCCCGAGACAGAAAGGTTTGAGGCAGGTTGATGTCCAGCAGCTCGTCGAGCGATATGCGCTCTTCCAGGTAGTCCTGGGCAGGGCTGGGGAAGCCTGCAGGCACGCGATCCAAGAACAGCGGCAGCTTGGTGGTTGAGGGGTCTAGGGAGCAGATGAATTGGGCGGTGGGCATGATGGCAGGCTACAAAATACTGGTTACACATACAGTACATTGACGAGGGATACAGCGGTCAAGCGCGCCCGGATGTGTGGTTGGTGGTTATAGTGTTGATCAAATTTGATTAAGTGGTTACTATAACCACCATCGCAACGGATTAGGGAGGGAAGCGTGAATAGCCGACAGCTGATAGCGATGATCGAGGCTGACGGTTGGTATCTAGTGAGGGTCAAGGGCAGTCACCACCACTTCAAACACCCTACGAAGAAAGGACTTGTGACGATTCCACACCCAAAGAAGGATCTACTGACCAAGACCGCGAACAGCATATTGAGCCAAGCCCAGATCAGCTGATCTGGGTCGCTCGGGGCTCCTGGCTCCCATACCCGACTACCGAACTACCGACATCTGTATAACCGAGACGACCGAGGCTAAAACCATGCTTTACCCCATCGCAATCCATCCTGGCGACGAGCAACACGCTTGGGGGGTTGAGGTTCCCGACATTCCGGGCTGCTTCTCCGCGGGTGATGACTTGGACGACGCGCTGGCAATGGCGCGTGAAGCGATCGAAGGACACCTGGAGATTCTGGCCGAAGACGGCGAGCAGATCCCGCAAGCGAACTCTCTAACCCACCATGCCCGTGATCCAGCTTTCGCTGGCTGTACCTGGGCTGTCGTCGATATCGACGTGACCAAATATATGGGCAAGGCCGAGAAGCTGAACATCACCCTTCCTGGCCATCTGATCAATCGGATTGACGAGTACGTCAAAAGCCATCCTGAACAGAAGAGCCGATCAGGCTTTCTCGCTAAGGCAGCACTTCGCGTGCTTGAGCATGCATAAGCACGTCGAGAAGCAAAAAACCGCCGGAAGGCGGTTTTTTTTGACATGACGAAGCAACGGGGAGCAGCGTTAGAACTGACCAAAAAAACAGGGGCCGAAGCCCCCGTTAATAATTACATCTAAGTCAGAAAAATGATTCGGAACAACTTCACCGACCAATAAGCCGCCTGAAATGCCCGAATCAACTCGTCAGGGAAAAATCGGCGCATGGCCAATTACCTCTTCGTGGTTGAGTTCACCAACGCTCATCGGAGCGTTGCTCTTCCCACTGAGTGCCACCGACTCGACACATCAATCTAGGGCTACAACTTTCGAGAGTCTTGCGAGCTTGGTTACTGACCAAATTCGCAGGTTTTTCACCTCGTTTGTCGCTTTCCAGCTGACCTTTATCGCCTTGCCCTAGCTTGACGTTGGTAGCCACGAGCAATACCTTTGAATTGCGAGTTACAAAGATGTACTGCTTCAGCGGTTGCGATGCATAGTAACAGGGGATTTGAGCCAGTTGCATCATCAAAACCAAACCTCCGAAGGCCGCGCTATACGCGGCCTTCGTCATTTCTGGGGCCCGGGCTGATCGGCCTCCCCTCGAAAACCGTTATGAATAAGGCCTTTTCAGGCTTCTGCGGTTTTTATCCACAAGCACCCGCTATTACCGCGCTGTAGCATCCGCTTACAAACAATCCGACAAACGGTAGCGCCCTGGGGTGAAGCATATTTCGCCCGGGCGGAAAGTTTGCTCAAAATTGATCAATACCAACTATCCCAAGTGTAAAAAGTTACTCATCTGACATAGTTATAAAGATCATCATAATTGCACAGCGACATTCGCATAAATTGGCTTTGAATGGCTTTCCCTAGCGTTTCGTGGCTTTGTTATGCAATCAATTGCAGATAGGTTAGCCAAATTGGTTAGCCAAAGTGATTGCATATCTTTCGGGCGTGATAACTATCACAGTGACGTAAGTTACGTGGATTTACAGAGTTACGGTCTTGAGCTGGGTTGACAGGGCCTTTGTAGCTGTGGCCTTCGCAGTGAACGCAGCAGCATCCGCCGGACTCGGCGTAGGCCCGGGCACGTGTGTATGGGCTGCCAGCTGGGTATTCATCTGCTCCACCAGGTCGAGCAGGTCGCACAGGATCTGCAGCACGTTGACCGATTCCGAGCCCAACCAGGTCTTTGGCGCCACGCTACGCCGTATGCCCTGAATTCGCTCGAGCATGTCGCCACCCACTGCGCTGTTCAGCTTCTGGCTCACCACCAGGTTCATATCGCGCCCAGTGGCCTGGTGCAGATCATCCACGGCCGCCAGGCTGGCCGAGCCGCCCGACAGCAGCTTCAGCGCACCCAGGGCTTCCACCTTCTTGATGCCGCCCACCGACTCTGTGCTGTGATCCAGGATCTGCACCGAGCTGCTGTCGTACTGCTCGGCGTTGTCCATGGCTTCCACTTTCCGCTCGATGGCCTTGTCCTCGATCCGGCCATCGGTCTGGCGTAGCCAGTTGCCGTCCGCGTCGACGCGCTGCTGGCTAGCCTCGCTGTGCTGCCACACCTGGTCGCCTTTCGGCACCCGGGGCAGGCTCAGGCCCTGGGCGAGGATCTGCTGGATGAATGGCTTGTGCGGCAGGCCGTAGGCGAAGCACACCACCACGGCGGTGCCTTCCTCCGGGAAGCCATACATGCCGGCCTCCTGGCCGCCGTTCGGTACTGGCAGCGGCAGGCTCTGCAGGATCGGCAGATCCGGATCCGGCTCGCCGTTGGGCAGCAGCACTTCCACGTCGACGGCGAAGCGTGGGCGGAAGTCGTCGCACAGCCCGGGCTGCGCCGGCGCGTCCGGTACCGCGACCACGCGGCCGAACCGCGGCAGGTGGTAGCCGCCGGTCAGCTCAGGGAATTGGCGCTCTACAGTGCGGCGGATTGCGTCTTCCATCGGATGGCCATCTGCGTGTCGACGAGCGTCACTGAGGTGATGCGCTCGTCCTGGTTGATCGATACGCCTGGTCGTAGCCCGGGCAGGGCCGCCACCATCGCGCTTTGGTTGCCCTGGTAGCCGTCGAACAGCTCGGCCGGCAGGGACAGGGCGCTGCGTGTGCCCCAGTAGCTGTGGGCCCAGCTGCCCACGTACACCTCGCCGTCGCCCTGCTGCTGCCACATGAAGTCTGGGATATCGAAAACCCGGGCCAGGCTGTCCAGGGCCTGGTACCCATTGGCCAGGCTGTAGAAGAACGGCGCCTTCACGCGGGCATAGGCCTGGTCCGGTACCCGGAACTGCAGGCCGGTGCGACCGCCGATATCGGCCAGCACCTGGTGCAGGTCGACGTGCCGCAGGTTCATGGGCAACGGCAGGGCCAGCACGCTGGTCAGCTCCCGGCAGAACAGCACTTGCTGCTGTGGGTGCGACGACGTGCAGCGCTCCGCGTGGCCGATGAAATGACGCTTCAGCGGGCTCTGGTCGTAGCCGAGATCGAGCGTCACCAGACCGCGTACCGGCTCGGTGGCGGTGATGGTGAAGGTCGCCCGCCCGGGGCTGCGCAGATCCAGCCGCACCTCGTCTTTAATCAGCGGGTACGGCTTGCCAGCGACGGTCAGCACCTTGTGCAGCTTCATTCCAGGGCCTCGTCCAGGCGCTTCAGCACGCGCTCGAAGCCGGTCAGTTCGACCGGCTGTTCACCCTCGCCGGCGGCGCCGTTGACCGCTTGCCCCGGGGCGGATTGCTGCTTGACCGGGTTGCCCGGCCGGCGGGTCTCGACGCGCTCGGAGTTCGACAGCTTCTCGGCCAGGGTGAACTGCACACGCCAGGCGTGCAGGCTGTCATCTTCCCGGGCGCTCACGCCCTCGCTGAACTCGACCTGCCGCACACCGAAGGCCTCGGCCGTGTCGTTGACGACACGATACGTCTTGCGCTGCCCGCCGGCGCCGGTGGCCTCGGCAAGGCGCATGAGCGCCGTCAGCTGGCCGCGCTCGCGGTATGTGATCATCAGCGCCACGGTTAGCGTCTTGGGCTTGAATCCCTTGTGCGCAGCCGCGGTGTTGCTGGTCTGGCCGGACATATCGGCCGATTCGATTCGCAGGTTGGCGGTCACCTTCAGCGACTTGCCCTGCACCTTTTGACCATCGAGCAGCAGTGTCATAGGCCGACCAGCTCCTGGACGAAACTCAGACCCTTGCGGGAGCCCACCAACACGACGCCGGCGCACAGTACCCACTCATGCCCGGGCGGATCGAGCTGCAGCAGCTCGGCGCGCAACTGCGCCGGGTTGCCGGGGCCCAGCAGACGGGCGCGCATGGTGTCGTCAGGCGTGACGCCCTCGAGCAGGGCCTGCAGGTCGGCCAACTGCTGGTTTCGGCCCTGCTGCTGCGCCGACTTGCGGGCGGCCAGGGCCGCCAGGTCATCCATGGGCGCGCTGTCGGCCGCGTAGCTCTCCAGCACAGCCAACTGGCCGGCCATGGATTGTCGCGCCGCCTTGGTGATGGTGCAGCGCTCCAGGGGCAGTGACTGCCAGCGCGGCAGGGGCTCGGCCTTGGGCATCACCCACTTTTCCGTCTCAAGCTGTGCCAGGTGCCGCGCTCGTCGCTCAGCGCGCACCAGGTCCGGTACCGGCATCAGCGCATTGAAGCGGGCCAGGCTTTCGGCAAAGCGATCGTAGCGCGTGGCCAGGAACAGGATCGGCAGCGCGTACATCTCAGCGATCGGCGCCGGCGCGGCGGCCAGTTTGCCGGCCAGCAGCTGCACCAGGTTCGGCGCCGATAGGTAGCGCTGGTGCCCGCGGCCTTGGCCAATGCCCGATTGGAACGGCGTCACCGCCAGGCACGCCGGCGCCTCGTCCATCTGGTTGGCGAGCGCACCGCGGCCGGCGGCGATCACGCCCTGGGCGGCCTGGCCCACCGGCCCCGGGTTGGTGGTGGCCACGTTGGCGAGCCCCGCCAGGCGGGTGGCGGTGGTGGCCAGCTCGCCGCCGGCGACAGACTGCGCCGCCTCGAGGTCACTCATCCACTGGGTCGCCTGGGTTGGCCAGCGCATGGTGATGGGGCCCCAGGTCATGGCTCAGAGCCCCAGACGACTTGCTCCAAGGCGGCCAGGTTGCCCTCGGCCAGCGCGCTATCAAGCCGCGCTTTCAGGTCGCCGCTGTAGATAAGCAACTTGAGCTTGAAGGCCGAAAAGTCGCTGCTGACTTGGCGCAGCTGCTCTGCAGAGTGCTCGCGGAAAAGCCTGGTGCCGTTTTCGTCGCGGCACGGGTAAAGCGAAGGTTGTCCGCTCGAGACAGCATCCACCAGATTCAGCTGGTCGGTGATCTCGCTGCTATAGGAATGAGGCGCCCCCAGTGCAATCGAGCGAAAGCCGCTTGTAATGGCTGTTTCACACGCCTGATCGATCTCCTGCGTCTTTCGCAAGTGGGCAGTTTGCGCCTGATCGGCAAGAGGCTGCTGCGGCGGGTCGATCAAGATCGGCAGGCCGTCTGCGTCGTGAGCCCGCACTTTGCCGGGCTCGGGATTGACGATAACGCTTAAGAAGCGTTCCTCGGTAATCGGCACTGCATCGCCCGGAACAATCGAATGAATCCCAGGCAGATAGCTGTTACCGGTACTAGGGCTGTAGCGGCGCATAGATGCTCCTTAGTCAGTTCCCGAATGCGAACCAGCCACAACTCGGCAGCGTCCCTGACGCTCTCGTTGCAGTGTCGGTGTATGCCCACGCCGTAAAGCCATTCAGGCTTTTGATGTGGATCTGTACGTACTCGACGCCGCCGCTGGGGCTCGGGATGAAGCCCGGGGTTATGAACAGTAGGTTGTTCGGGAAGGCGATCGGGAACGAGTGATTGGACGGCGAACTGACCGTGGCAGAGCCCCATTGAAAAATTAACGATCCGAGCCACGTGGGAAAGACGATGTAGCCGTTCTCGCCGATGCTTATGGAAAAGCCCCACCGCATTTTCTTGGGAGTGACGTACACCGAGTCATCGGCGCCGGCATCGGTTTGAGGCTGTGTAGCCGCCTTGGCCACCCCGGCTTGACTCTCGCTGGCCTGAGCCACCGAAGTGACGATCGCTACGTCACCCGATCCGTCGAAGCTGGCAGTCCCCGTAACAGCGCCGGAAAGCCCAATTGTCCGCGCACTGGCGAGCTTCGCCGCACGCCCCACGACTGTGGCCCCGGACACCATGTTGGCGATCGCCGTCCAGATCACAGCAGACGCGGCCTTCACCGCCTTGGTGGTGGCCAGAATCAGGCTGCTGTCGGTGTTCTCGTCATCGCTCTTGGCGTTGGGCAGATTGCCCAGGCCCACGTCCTCCTTGGTCGTCGCTCGAGCACGCAACTGGGCGTAGTCGCCAACACGGGCGGCAAAGTGAGCCACGAGAGGCCCGGCGATATTCTCGACCGGGCGCCGGTCTGTGATGGTGTTTGAATTCACCAGGTCGGCGATCGGCACGCAGTAGTGCTGCACGCCGGCACTATCCAAGTAGTCCGCTTTCCCAGCGCCCCACACCACGTTCCAGTTGGCCACCACGTCGCTCAGCTCGCGCTGCAGCGCCACGTCCAGCCATGCGGTGGATGGGAGCGCTGGCGGTACCACCGGCAGCGGTGCCGCACTCTGCAGACGCACGCCTTCCACGTAGGCGGTGCCGGGCTTGAGCTGGTACGCCGAACCTACCTTCTCCAGCTGTAAGGCGCTGCCAAAGAAGCAGGCCCGGCCGAACACGTCGCGGTTGGCCAGGCGCTCGCGCTCATCGATGCCGGCCAGGCGTACGGTGAAGTCGTGCTGCCAGGTGTTGGCGTCGATCGTTACACCAGTCAGTTCCTGGGCACCGTCGAACTTGAGCAGGAAGTTGCGGGTGACGTTGTTGCCCAGCTGCAGCGGCGGGATGTTGCGGCGCTTCTGCTGCAGCGGCACGTAAGCGACCATCAGCAGCACGCCCTCGGCGCTCTCCAGGCCGATCCAGTTCCAGTCGAAGTCGCCGATATCGCTGGCCAGCATCAGGCTGTACACCACCTGGCTGGGGTTCACGTAACCGGCCAGGGTGACCGGGTAGGTATCGATGATCTGCGCAGCAGCAGGCTTGCCGGCAGCTCGGTCGACCGGCCCGTTCGGGTTGAGGCCTGGCACGTTGGCAAGGATGAATCGAGACACCGTGAGGGTCTGCTTCGCGGCCTGTTTCTGCGCGATCAGGTCTTCACCGGCAAGGGTAAAACTGGCTCCCATGGCGGGCTCCTAAAGGCTGGCAACCAGCGTCTGCTGGTCATCGTTAAAGTCGACCGCAACCACACGCAGGGTCACCGGCGTGATGGTCACGAAGTCATAGCGCCGGCAGGTGCGGCCGTATTGCTGGATCAGCACGCGCAGCAGCTCGGGGTTCTCGGCCAACTGGGTGTTGCTCAGTTGCAGCAGCACCACGTCCCAGTCGCGGTCGGGGTGGCGTTCCTCGATCTCGACGTACCCCACGCCCAGGCGCTGCAGAATCCGCTTCATGCCAGCGGTGCTGCCTGCGTCCACGGCGTTGATGAAGGCGTGTTTCACGCGCAGGCGGTACAGCGCTTCGGGCTCATCCTTGAAACGGGTGATATCCCGCTGCCAGGCCAGCAGATCGAGCACGGTCAGGTGGCAGGTGTCCGGATCCATCTGCAGCAAGGGCCAGCGCAGCCAGCCCTCGACCCTTTCCCACCAGCTCTGCGCCGCGGCCGTCAGCTTTGTGAGCTGGGTACCATCCAGCCAGAAGGGCAGCTTCAACTTGATCATTCGTTTACCCCGTTCGGGAACTTCACTATTTTGCGGGGGTCGCACCCCGTGGCGGCCGGCTGACCAGCGATCCCTCCCCAGGTACCTGTTGGTCGCCGCCTTTCCTTTCTCCCTGCGTCATGCACGCCGTATCACCTCCAGGCTCTGAATCCTCGGAATACTCAGCTCCGACACGATGTCGGTGTTCGCGAAGCGCAGCGACTCGATGCCGGCGAACTGGGCGTGTAGTTCCTCCACCAATCGACTGAACGAGAACCGCGACTGTGGAAGCGTGCGCGTGGGCCGGTAATCGATCTGGGTGCTCTCCCGGAAAGCCGCACGAATGAACATGACCACGTCCTCGCGCAGCTTCTCGCGCTGCGCCGTGGTAAGCGTCGACCGCGGCCATAGCTCGACCTCGATGGCGTGTAGGGTCTCGGGCATCACCATCACCACCAGGTCGTCGCCGTGGCCGTGATTGCCCTGGTCCCGGATGTGGGCGTTGATCTGTTCCAGGTACGTGGCGGCCGGCACGTCTGCATCGAACAGCACATAAGCGTTTGCGCTGCCCGGGCCACGTGGGGCGCCGTGCTCGAAATAGACGCCCTCGGGGCTGACACCTGGGAAGGCCGAAATCATTGCCCGGTACACCGCATCGGTGTGCCACTGGTTAACCGCGGAGAACTGGTTGCGCACTCGCAGGCGCAGCTCGTCGTCGGGCTCGGCATCTGCACCAGGTGCGGTCAGCCAGGCATCAGCGTTCACCACCTGGGCAATGCCCGGTACCGGCTCGGGCAGAATCGCGTAGTACCCGGGGGCCAGGTTGTAGCCGCTGCCGGTGTCGATCGCCACGGCCGGGATCTCGAGCTGCATCACACCTTCGCTGAAGACGCCCGCCTCGGTGGTGACCAGCTGGTACACGTGTCCGTTGATTGCCGGTGACTGCACGACCGTGCCGGCCGGCACCTCGAGGGCGCCACCGGCGGTGATCCTGGTGAAGAGCAGTTTGCCTTGGGCTCGGGTGGAGCCTTTTCGCTCGACGTTCACCGCCCAGGCCAACATGTCCAACCAAGTGCCGGTGGCAGTCTTCACAAAGAAGTTCGGCAGCACCGTGCCGGCGACGAACTCCAGGATCCACAGCACCGGCTTGGTCACCAGGGCGGTGACGATTCGCCAGAACGGTGAATAGGCGCTGGTGTTGCTCAGCGCGCTGCCCTGGGCGGCTACCTCTTTTTCCCAGGCCTGGCGTAGTGCTGCCTCGGTGGTCGGAATGCCGGCGTCATTGAGCGCCTGCTTGAAATCCACGGTCACAGGGTCACCTCGATGTCTCCGAATTCAATGGTGCGAGCGGTCACCAGGTAGATGCCGGCGGCCTGCTCGCGGATCTGCGCCGTGCCCGGTACAAGGCGCTCGTCGGCCTCCACCAGTAGCTCGAGCTGCTGGATACAGTCCCGCTGGCGAAGGCGATCGCGCTCGGCCACAAGCGTTACCAGCAGGCCGCTCTCGCGGATCATGTGGGCAATGTCCTGGGCGATGCTGGAACGGTCGTCGACCAGCACGGGCTGGCGTGACGGATCCAGGTCCAGGTCGTTGTCGGTGATCAGCAGGTCGATGTAGAAGCTCATCCGGCGGCCATCTGCAGCATGTTCTCGATCTCCAGCGGGCTGATCGCCTTGCCGGTGTGGATTTCCACTTTCTCGACGTGGGTGCCGCGGTTCTGGTTGCTGGTGTTCTGGATGCTGGTCAGCAAGCCGCCAGGCGGCACCGCATTGGCGCGCTGAGGTGAAAGGCTGGGGATTGCATCGTTGATGGCCTGTTGTGCCTTGCGGGCGCGCTCGGCCTGCAAGGTGGCGGCGTCACTGCCTGGCATATCGGGCATGGCGCCCACGCTGGCCTCGATGTTCACGCCCGGGATCTTGTTCAGCAGCTCGATCAGTCCGTTGATGGCCTTGTGGAAGATCCCCACGATGCCGTCCCAGGCGGCCCTGGCCATGCTTCCCCAGCCGCCCATGCTGTCGAACCAGGCGCTCAGCGCGGCCAGCTGGTCGGAGACCCACCGGAAGGCCTCGGTGTTGGTGATGGCCGCGACGATCTCGTCCCAGTACACGACGGCCGCCACCAGCGCGGCGCCCAGGGCGACCACGCCCAGCACTACCCAGACGATGGGGTTGGCCAGCAGCGCGGCATTGACCAGCCACAGCGCGCCCTGCCACAGCAGCGAGGCGGTTTTCGCGATGCCCATCCACGTGGCCATCAGGATCAGGCCACTGACGAACAGGCCGATGTACAGCGTATGCAGCAGGAATGCGCCGATGCTGCGCCAAGCCACGATGTTCAGGCCCAGCCAGGCCAGCTTCGACAGGCCCACCACCATGGTCATGGTCGAGACCAGGGCAATCACGCCCATGATCGCCAGTGCCAGGATGCCGATCACCCGGGCCAGGTTCGGGAACATGTGCGTCCAGCGCATCAGGGTGCTGGCGATATCGGTCAGCCAGGCCATCAGCGGGGCCAGGATCGGGATCAGCACCTGACCGAACGAGACGCGCAGCGCCTGCACGGCGGCGCCGAACTGCTGCCATGGGTCGACCATGGCTTTGGCCATCTTGTGCGCCTGCTCGAGGCCGCGCATGCGGCCCAGCTGATCGATGCCATTGGCCAGGCGCCCGGTGTCGCCCATCAGGGTGGTGATCAGGCGCGCCGCCTCGCCGCCGAAGGCGTCGCGCAGCTTCTTGCCGTTGGCTTCGATCGACAGATCGCCGAAGCGGGCCTTCAGCTTTTCCAGGATGCCGAGCATCGGCAGCAGCCGGCCCTGCTGGTCGGTGAAGCTCATGCCCAACTTTTCCGAGGCGCCGGTGATGTTCTCGAAAAAGGCCTTGTAGAGTCCGCCAGCCTCGCCGCCTTCCATCGTGCTACCGAGCGTGCCGAGCACGGCCATCTGCTCGGCCAGGCTGACACCGGCGGTGCTGGCCAGGCCGCCGGCGGCCTTGAAGGCCTCGCCGATCTGGTCGCCACTGGTGCGGAACAGCTGCACGGCCATGGCCGTCTGGCCGGCCAGGTTCTCGACCCAGGCGCCTTTGCCCATGGCGTCGGCCTGGCCCTTGAACAGGTTGTACATGGTGCCGACGTAGGCGCCCATGGTGTCGGCGTCGGCCTTGGTGGCCTTGGCCAACACGTTGCTGGCGTTGGTAAAGGTCGCCAGCTGGGTGCCGGTCAGCCCCTTGATTGCGCCCTCGATGCTGTAGGCCGAGGCCACGAAGTCACGTGCATTGGCGCCGTAGGCGACTGAAAAGGCCAGCGACTTGCGATTCAACGAGTCCAGGGCATCCTCGGCAACGCCCAGGCTGCGCACCTCGCCCAGGGCGCGGTTCTGCTCCAGGGCGGGCTCCATTGCTTTGCTGATGGCCACGCCGGCGCCCACCATCGCGGCCAGGCCAATGCCCGACTGCTTGATGTATTTCTCGCTTTGGTCGGCGAGATCGGAAAACTTCATCTGCACCTTGGCGAGCGGCGCGGTTACCTGCTCGTTCAGGCGCATGATGAAGTTCAGGCGGGCGCTACGATCAGCCATATCCGCTCCTACGCCGCCTGCGGCTTAAGCGCGGCCAGGCGCTGATTGATCACCTGGATGTTGTGCTCGAGCATTTCACTACCGAGCCAGTTGAAGCCCTCCAGCTGCGCAGCAATGAGCGTGGTACCAGATCCGGCGAACGGATCCAGGATCGTGCCGCCGCGCTCGCACAGCTTCACCACCTCGCGCATCAGCTCGGTGGGCTTACCGGTCATGTGGTGCTTGTCAGCCTTGCGTACCGGCGAACGGATCACGCCAGGTAGCACCGGGGCCTGACGATCCAGCGGCATGCGGCCTTTGCTGCCCCAGATCATGAACTCGGCTTGTGCCCGGAAACGGCCGAGCTGGGGGCGCACGCCCTCGGTCTTGTCCCAGGCAGCGACGCCGCGCCAGGTGAAGCCAGCGGCCTGCAGGGCATCGGTGGTGATGGGAAGTTGCCGCCAGTCGCTGAAGATGCACACGGCGGCGCCGGGCTTGAGTGCCCTGTAGGCTTCAGAAAGCCACAGCACGCTCCACGCCAAGTGCGATCGCTGATCACGGTGATCACCGGCAAAGTCGGCATGCCTGCTGTGCGAGCCCTGCATGTACTTGCTGGCCGTAGGCTGCTGGCGTGTCCCCATGTGCAAACCGCCACTCGAGTACGGCGGGTCTGTGATCAGTGCGTCTACGCAATCACTCGGGAGCTCTGCCAGGAATTTCAGGCAATCGCCGTGGTACAGCTGGTTGATCGTCAAAATCTGTCCTTACTAGCCATTCAATGCGTGCGCGATGCCGTTGGCGATCGCTATTTCCATCCGCCGCCAGTGCTCGTCATCGAGCCACTTGGCGGTGCCCAGCACCTCGGCTGTGGGCTCGACGCCGGGCATCCAGCGACCGGCCAGGGCCAGCAACTGGCCCAGACCGTCCTCGGTCAGTCGTTCGGCGTGGGCGAGCGCTTTTTTACGGTCACTTCAACGTCCGGGCCGTACTCCTCGATCAGCGCGCCGGCGATCTGCATCGTCATCAGCGGGTTGGCCAGCAGCTCCTTAAGGGCGGCTTTCTGCTCCTGCTTGACGGTGCCGGTCAGCAGGTTGTGCGCCGGAGCGACCTTGTTGTTCGGGGTCATGGCGTTGAAGTACTTGGTCACGTCCTGGGCGGTCAGGTTGAAGCTGAACTCGGTTTCGCCGATCTCGAGATCGATGGTGCGGCTGGCGGTCATGGTCAGATCCTTGGGTCAAAGTGGATTGGGTTGCCGCGGGAGCACGTTGCGCACGTACGCCTGCAGGCCGATCAGCATTTGCCGGGTCAGGGCAAGCTGGTCGCGGAGGGTGAAATAATCCTGTCGAGCGTCTGCTGTGAGTTCGGCGGTTCCTGCATCAGCCACGCCGGCGGCGCCGGGATCGGCATGCACAGTGGCGGGGGCGGCGCAGGTGGCTGCGAGGCGCAGCCGCTGACGGCCAGCAGCAACATCAGCGCGCAGCTGCTTGTTCTGATCGAGCGCATGGTTCAGTTCCTGGGTGTTGATGGCGTCGAGCTGCTCGAGCTCGGTCAGCAGCTCACGGCTGAGGCGCAGCGTTTCGCGCAGCGAATTGGCTGCCGCGGTCTGGGCACCGGCGGTGTCCACCGCGCTGTCGCGCTCGGCCGACACGTTGTCGAGGCGCCACAGCACGGCGAGCAGAGCCAGCACCAGGACGGCGACCAGGTAGCGCGCAAAGCCAGTCATTGGGCGCACCAGTCAGCCTCGGCCAGGCGCCGGCGGTGCAGCCCACGCACGAAAACAGGCTTGCCCTGAGCGTCCTTCACGTAGGCCCAAACCGGCTTGCCGCCAGGGGCCCAGGCCAGCGCCTTGCAGCCGGCGGCGATATCGCCGGCGTTGATCAGGCCCACGGCCCTGCTTGCGCAGGTGGTGGGCACGCCGAAGTTATGGGCGTGGCTGCTCAGGGCGTCGAAGGTGTTCTGGCTGATCGCCGGGTTGGTCAGGCAGTCAGCCAGGCGCAGCTGATCGTGCTCGACCACCAGGCGCTCGACCTCGGCGCAGCGCTCGTACGACCAGAACTCGCCGACAACCACCGGGTGGGGGCTGGTGTGGCGGGTGATGCCCTTGCACACAGTCGGCAGGCCACCGGCCAGGCGATCGGCGTACACCACGTTCTGCCCGTCACCTTCCCAGGTGCCCAGGAAGGCCTGCAGCTGG